TCCAAATTATTACAAGAATTGATTCATCATTTGAAAATTAATGAATATGTAATGTATGATAAAAATGGACAAAGTATAACTTTTCCAACTTTTGATGCGTTATGTGAACAATTCAAAAAAGCTGGTCATTAGACCAAATATGGGGCTTGTAGATTGAAGTCCTTTAAACCAAAAGAATCTCGTAACTTGCAGTTACTTAAAAGAAATATAAGATACTGGAATATTTCTTTGATAGGGTAAGTTATGTAATCCGCATGGGCGTTCCCCAAAGTTCCTATTTAGGAAAGGATTCCGCTGATATCCAATGTATCAAACACTATGATTATGTCCGGGTTGACGTTCTCGCTGGTGTATAAACAACTAACCTGCCAAAACATACTTTACCAAACGTGTTGACATCCCCACGAAAAATGTGTTGCACAGGCAAACTTCCTCCTCGATGGAAGCCCCGAACAAAATTGATCTTCGATCAAATAAAACACAGAAAATTCTTCAACAGTATGAACATTTTCTCCAACCATCGCATACGACGGCGCTGCACGAAGAAAGTGAAATATTTCATGAAAAATCTACTACATGTTCTGATTCTCAAATTTATAATGGAGCTTCTCACAGGAGCTCTTGTTTGATTCAATCAGGTATCACAACTACAAGTGAAACTGTTGTAGAAGAATCCGGAGAAACACAAGAAACAATCAAATTTAATGATAAATCACATTCCATAAAAGTGCATGCTGCTCCCATATTGGATGATTCTATCTATGATGGTTTTTCTGCAAATGTCGATCTGGCAACTTTTTTAGCTAGACCTGTTTTGATTTCGACTTTAACATGGACAGATGGTGCCGTACTTACACCTACAACACTACTTCCATGGTCTGCATATTTTACACAGGCTGCTATTCAACGAAAATTGCAAAATTATGCCTTTTTAACTGCTAATCTCAAAATTAAAGTATTGATTAATGCTTCACCTTTTTATTATGGATATGGTTTTTGCACATATATTCCTTATATTAAGAATAACCCTGGTGCTATTGCCGTTCCTTTGAATTCAGATGGTGGAACATTAGCTGCTACTTGTAGACAAAGAATAGATATTCTTCCAGCACAATCACAAGGTGGTGAAATGTTGTTACCTTACATTAATCCAAAAAATTGGTTGCGTATAGGTGTCTTACAAGACTTTGATGATATGGGACAATTACAATTTTGGTCTAATGATATATTAGCTTTTGCTAATGCTGCTGCTGGACCAGATGTTACTATTCAAGTTTTTGCTTGGGCCGAAAATGTTAAAGTTTCAGGTCCAACATCCCAGTTACCATTTCAATCTGGTACTGATGAATATGAAGAAAATGGTCCTGTTAGTGGTGTTGCTAGTAATGTAGCAGCTGCTGCTAGTGCCCTAGTTGATTATGTCCCTCCACCTTACAAACCTTTTGCTTTAGCAACACAATTGGGTGCAGAAGCTGTATCTTCTATTGCGCGTTTATTTGGATACACTAATGTTCCTGTTATAGATGATGTTGCGGCATTCAAAAATCTACCATTTCACGCCATGGCTTCAAGTGAAATCTCATGTCCTTTTGAGAAATTAACTATTGATCCAAAAAAATGAATTATCTGTTGATAATAGAATTGCTGGTGGAAATGGAATGGATGAATTAACCATCAAAAGTTTATGTGCCAAGAAAAATGTCATATCTTTACTGGATTGGAATTCGTCACATTCTGCTGGCGCCATTATTGGCATTATTAATGTCTCGCCAATTATAATGATGACCCAGTCTGGTTTGATAGCTTCAACTGCTGCTGGTGTAAATACTCCAGTACAGACAATTCCAATGACTTTAGTCGCAAGATCTTTTGCATATTGGAGAGGAACTATGGTATATAGATTCAAATTTATTTGTTCCCAATATCATAGAGGTCGTATCGCAATTATTTGGGATCCAGCTGATGGAACCACTGCAAACTATGATTATACTGTGAATTATTCACGTGTTGTGGATATTGCAGAGGAAACAGAAGTTGAAGTTCGAGTTCCTTTTATGCAACCTTTTCCATATCTGAAAACTGGTTATTCACAACTACATCTTAATATTGCTACGGCTTTAGGTACAGTTTCTCCTTTTAATTCAGAATATCATAACGGTAGACTTGCATTAAAGGTTTTAACAAAACAGACCTCACCGGTAACAACAGCTAATATTTTTGTGTATGCAGAAGTATCTATGGAAGATGCAGATTTTGCTTCTCCTAGAGATCCAGATGATGGCTTTTCCACTAGAACATCTTATTTGCAAATACAATCAGGTGATACTGGGGAAGTAGATGTTGTAAGTGACAACATTGCCAAAATGGAAATTAAAGCTAATCCTAATTTGCATAAAATTTTCAACGGTGAGTGTATTCGTTCAATGAGATCATTGTTTCGACGGCGTTGTTATTATCGTTCATTAAATTACACTGGTGTACTAACTGGTACTACTTATCAAGCTTTATCTACGATTGCTCGTAGACCAGCTTATTATGGATTTGATACAAATGGTTTTAATGATGTACAGCAAATTGCTGCTCCTGGAACTCATGCTTTCAACAATGTGAATGAACCTCTACAAAATCTCTTCGAACCTTGTTTCGTAGGAGTTCGAGGCTCTCAAAATTATGAAGTCAATCTTAACACAAGTGCAGCAGTTATTGATACTTTAGCTGTTAGTCGGTTTTTAGGTATGGTATCATCTACATCTTTTGATGATAATATATTTACAACGAGTACTGCCCAAGATTATAGAATGAATATTTCTATGCGTGCGGGTACATTACTTGGAAAAACCGGTGTAGCTTTGACTAATACTCGAACACAAACAGGTCTTCAAGTGCAGGTACCTATGTATTCTCGTTTTCGTTTTACAAGCACTGATCCACTTACACGAACGTTAGGTGAATCTTCTGAAGAAACGAATGCAGATAATATGTGTTTATCTTTCAAAGCTCAAACAACTATTGATCAGAACCCAGAAAATATAGAACTTGATCTATATACTTCTATTGGTACTGATTATCAGTTATTGCATTTTGTAAATGTGCCATCCTATTGGATTTATGGCACGACCCCAATACCTCCATAAGGAGGTTGTAAGAGTTGCTCACTCTCTTTTAAAAGTGAATCACGGTTTCTGACGCCGTGTCTACGTTTATCGCGTAAACAAACTACCAGAATATACTTGAACCATTTCATTTCGATGAGATGGGCTAAAACAAAGAGGTTTTAAGCTTCACAGTATATTCTGTGGAGTGGAATTTTCCTTCTCCAAAG